TTGTTATATATGCTTTCTTCTGTCTGCGGTGTACCTAAAAACATTATTTCGCCATCAGGCTTAAGAATAGCGTTAAATTCTCCGCAACATTGCAATAACTTCTCTCTCATACCTACTGTCCAAGCTGTATTTGGTACTTCGCAGTCATCAGCAAGTATTAAATCAGCACGACTACCAGTTAACTGTCCAAATATTCCTACACTTTTAACACTAGCTGATTGATCGGGTATAGCTGGACGTACATCAAACCTATTACTAGCTGATCTTTGTTCATTTTTATCTGGTTCAAGGCATTTTAATATAGGCATTTCCTGGATTATTCTTAAGCAAAACTGTGCAAAGTCATCCGCCCTGGTCTTACTAGCTGATACAACCATTATCTTTTTTTGTGGATCGTTTCTTAACAGCCATAGCGTATAAGCAGCAGCCATCCACGACTTACCTACACCTCTAAACGCTTCAATAATCCTTCTCTTATTTCCTTTCTGCATATATTCAGCTATATCAAGCTGAACTGTAGTCGGATCAGGCAGTTGTAAATGCCTCCATACTAAAACTAAAAAATATCTAAAATCTTTATCGTAAGGTTTTGGTAATTGCTGCCAATCTTCCTTCTTCATTACGCACTACGTTTCTTTAATGCGATAACATTTTCTATATCAGGTAACGACCTAGCCAAATCTCCAAAAGGAGTATCTTCTACAGGCTGAGACGTTATCTGATTATCTTTCAAGAACTGTCTAATCACATTTAAGTCTGCTGTACTAGCTTCTCCACTATCTAGTAAATCAGTTAATACACTAGCTAACCTACCATGTAGGCTACTAAGTATTTCAGTAGTGTCTTTTTGTGCCATAAACTTAGTTTAATGCAAGCCATCACAATCTGCTTTGCGGTATTACTTGCAATGGCTTACCTTCAATATAACTGCATCTGAAATCCCTGTCCACCACTAGCTCTCCACAATAGAAGAAGTAGAGTCGTATAGCCCTCTAATAAGATCTAATAAGATCGGGATAGATATTTTGATTTTTGTTAGAAAAATGTGATCGGCTTTATATACGCTAATAAGACTCCCTCTCCCCCTTCGTGTTTTTTCGTTGTTTTTGCTGATACTCTCCGTTTATTTTGTCTTATTTTGTCCTGGTCTAGTCCAATAAAAATAAATAAGTCCTGGAGCTGGCGCAATAACTAGAAAATTATTAGATGTAGTACTGTGTTATGGACAGTACTACTAATTTTTACCTGGTCGATTTAGTCCAGGTGCAATTTTATTTAATATTTATTTATGAGAATAACCGCCTAATGATTGCAAACTGAATAAATATCTAGTAATATTATTATTAGATTCTATACGGATCTATTTAACACTAACTTAAGAGGTTTATTTTGACAGTATCAATTCATTCTTTGAGCCGTAAGGTTGGCACAATAGACGCAAGTTTAGACGACTTGACCGCCTTATTTGGTCAACCATCATTAATGCACCAGGATAAAATTAGTTGTTTATTTGAAGCGCAGTTTTTAGATTGTGAGTTTCATTTAGATTATTTTGTTAATAATCCAACTAACGACCAGCTACAAGAACAGCCCGACCAGGTTTACACCTGGACTATTTCAAGCGCTGACACTTTAGCGCCTGACAGGTTACAGAATTTTATTAACTTTGTAAATAATGCCTGGACTAATACAAACAAATACAGTCCAGCAGCAACACTCAAAGTAAATATAAGTAAGTATTTAAAAATGGGTTAATTATGAGCTGGTTTGCATTTTATTTAATTGGAATTATTACTTGTTTAATAGTCTTACTTTCCTAACTTCCAGGCTTCCAGCTTTCGAGCTGGTCGCCTAGATGGTAGGCAAGCCTACCGATTAAAACAATTTACCAGGACTTTAAAATGTCAGCAGCAACACTAGCCAAGCCAAAGGCACTTGAAAGCAAAGAGGGAGAAATCTCTATTTGTATTCAATGCTTAGCAGCTTATAACGAGGGGACGCATCATTTTTACTGGTGCGATCTTGAAGCAATAGACCTGGACAATTTTGAGGAAGAGTTCCAGGAGTGCATTAACTACGTTATTAAAACGAGTCCAAGTAATAGCGCTGAAGAGTGGTTTTTTACTGACCATGAAAACCTAAGCGCAATTTATGACGAGTACCAGGACATTAAAACAATTAAAGAATACTTGGAGAAATACCAGGAATTTAAAGAAAATAATATTTCTATTGATTTAATGAACGAATACCTGGAAAATTACGGAGACGATCACACATACAGCGACTTCGAGAGCGCATATCGTGGTGCTTATGATTCAGACGCAGATTATGCAGAAGAATTTTATACAGAGTGCGGAGACTATGACTCGGACGCATTATCTAATCTGGTCATAGATTGGGAGGCAACTTATAACTATTCCTTACGTTATGACATGACAGTACTAGAAGCAGATGGCGAAAGCCATTACTTTCTAGACTAAACAACTCGCCCAGGTGCAAAGCCTGGGCAATTTCTTAATTAATTATTTCCTTTAATAATTTTTTTATTGAATGAAGTAATTATTAATTTAATTTACTTCTCATTCACAACATACCAGGAGGAAAAATGGACGTCACTTTTATAGATGCCGTTACAGGAAAGGCAGTCAAAACTATAAGTTTTGAAAGCAAATCCGAAGCAAACAAAAAGATCCAGGAGGAAAAAACACAAAGCGAACTAGATGACGAGGCACTATTAGAAAGTCATCTAAATAAAAAATCATACATTTACCAGGAGGGGGATGATGATTGAATTTATCATTATAGCTGGCGGTTTATATGGGTTATACCTGGTCGGTGTAGCTCTATATACTGACGTTAAATATAGAAAGTCCAGGACTAAATCTTTTCCTCGAACCAGGGGGAAAAGATGAGCTGGAATAGTTATCTTGAATTGATTGATTATGTCAATGAATTTTATGGAGCTGGTGGTTTATACCAGCTCCCTATCGAACGCAATGATGTTGGATCTCTTGTAAATGTCAAAACCAGGCACGTTACAAGGGCTGAAATATCACACGCAATAATGATTTATTTTTCTATCCTGGAATACGCTAAACACAAGCGCTATCCGTACACATACGGAGGGAATGATTCCATTGATAGAGAAAGAATCAGGGATATATTATGTGACCTATTGTTATTTAAAAAAGATCACAACATTTACGTTGATTCATGCGCCAAGTTGGATCACGATAATACATCAGGAAAATTTTACCAGGAGGTTAACAATGGAACTAACTAAACAGCAACAAGAAAAATTCGACCAAGATAGTACATCAATTTTTGATTACTATGATTCGGCCTATGGCAGAATTGCTTTAGGTCAATTCATGGAAGCTATCGAGAAATATCCTGAGTTAACACTCATGGATATTTATAATTTGATAGCAGAAGATAAAGAGGAGGAAGATAATGAATGAAAATTTTTTTGAAGATCAGGCTTACAACCTAAAAAAAGGTGCGCTTGATGATGCTCTACTCAAAGGAGACATTACTAAAGAAAAATATTTAGCTGATTCAAAGCAGCTAGATAATAAATACAAAAAACAACTACGTTTTAAAGATGGAAAAGCAATTTAAAGCATACGAGATAGTCTTTGACTATGAACATGATGGTCAACGGATGGTTAAGATGCACGTTCAAGTAGCGCAATGCCTGGAGGATGCACTTAGACACTTTATAGAAACAATACCTTACGTTGAAATATACGAGGTTAAGTATCGAGGGCTAAGAGTTTACAACGGAAAGCCTATTAAGGAGGTTAATAGTGCCTGAAGCTATCATCACATTAGCCTTATTTATTTTTTTATTTATTATTATTGTTAATTAATCAAATGACCGAACCAATTTACAAGCTAACTGACAGGAAGCCACAACAAAAACATGGCAATAATAAAGGTCAAGTACTTTATTATTGCTCAGGCTCAGAATATTTTATTTCCGCAGCTTGGAATTATGCACCTATAGAGGCAACCCATTGGCAAATGCTGATAGATGCGCCAGCTCCTACGGAAACAACCGAGGAGATTCAAGATAGATTGCTAAATGAATATTTGAAGGAGGCTTTTCCTAAAGCTGCTGATAGAGTAGCTATGTATCCATTAATTAAAAGAGCCTGGAGGTATGCACAAGATGTTAAATAAAGATGACTCAGTTAAACTTCAAGTTATGAT